AAATACTCTTAATACATCATTTATACCTTTTAAAAATTCAAGTAACATGTCTCGAAAACAAATATATGCACATATAGCAAATAATAATATACCTAAATTATTATCAATAGAACCATATGATAAAAAAATATTAATAGGAAGAGGTTTAGATGGACAATATAATATTAATGAAGAATGCCCAAACGAAGAAAATATTGTTTTAAATAAATATAATTCTCAATTACATTCAAGTGTTAAATTACAAAATACAAGAAATAAAAACTTTGCTAATATAATGAATAGAAATAGAAAAAATAATTTAAATACTGTAAATTGTGATGAAAAAAGTTATATTAGAAATAATGTTACAATCAATAATTATAAAACATATATTTCGAGATTTCATTTAAAAAAATAATTTTTTAATATATTTAAAATTGATAATAAATATATAAAAAAATTTTAAAAACAATTACATTTATTATAAATAAGAAGTAAATGTCTACTATCAAAATTGTTGAAAAAGAATCATTATTTAAGCTATATGATTTTAATTTTTACGATGATATTCCAAGTAATATTAATAAAAATGAAATAAATAAATATATTGATAATAAAAAATTTATAGTTCAAATGTTTGGATTAAGTAAATCAGGTAAAAGTGCCTCTATAATTGTAAATGGATTTAATCCATTCTTTTATGTAAAAGTATGTGATGATTTTAACGAAGAAGCAAAAAAAGATTTTATAGAAGATATGAAAACATTTATGGGTAAATACTATATAAATTCTATTGTTGATAGTGAGTTAATACAAAAACATAAATTATATTTATTTGATAATCACAAATTACATAATTTTATCAAAATTACATTTTCAAATACTATGGCATTTAGCAAGGCAAAAAAAATGTTTTATAATGATATTTATAAAAAAGTAAATAATAAAAATATTTTTATAGAAAGAAAATTAATCGAACAAGGATATCTATTTGAAAATGAAGAAATAAAATCCAATTGCTATTTATATGAAGGGGATATACCTCCTTTATTAAAATTATTTCATATTAATAAAATATCTCCTAGTGGATGGATATCGATACCCAATAAAAAAACTAAAACAAATAATACACATTGTTATTATGAATATGAAATAAATATTAATGAAATACAATATATTGATATTGAAGAAATTGTAAAATATAAGATTTGTAGTTTTGATATTGAAGCTAGTAGTAGTCATGGTGATTTTCCATTAGCCAAAAAAGATTATAAAAAGTTAGCAACAAATATACTTGAAAATTATGTAAATTTAAAAGATATAGAAAAAAGTACATATAATGAAAATACATTAAAACGAGAAATATTATCAGCATTTAATTTTGATAATTTATCATATATACAAAAGATATATTCAAAAAACAAAAAAATTACAAAAGAAAAAATAGAAGAATTATTTGATGAATTTATAGAATATATTCCGGCAAATAATAAAAATAAAAATAATAATAATAAAGATGATTATCTAAATGATTTAGATAATGTTTCTTCGTCCGATGAAGATGATGAAGATGATAACCAAAGTATGGAAGTCCAAGAAACAACATTTAAATTTAAAAAAAATAAAAAAGCAAAAACTTATAATAAAAAAGATATCAATATATTTAATTTAATAAAAGATAATGATTGTGATTATTTAACTAAAATAAATGAACTTAATATAGGTTTAAATTTATTTTATAATGAATATGCTCCAATTCAAGGGGATATTATTACATTTATCGGTTTAAGTTTTATTAATTATTCGGAAAAATCACCACATCGTAGAGTTATTATAGTAAAAGGTGGTTGTCAAATACCCGAAAAATATATTTCATGGTACAAAGAAAATAATGTAACATTAATAACAAAAGAAACAGAAAAAGAAGTATTATTAACATTTACAAAAATAATTACTAATGATAATCCAGATATAATAACAGGATATAACATTACGGGTTTTGATTTTGAATTTATGTATCAACGTTCACAAGAATTAAATTGTGTTCAAGATTTCTTAAAACTTTCAAAAAATAGAAATGAAGTATGTATTTCAAAAGATTGGAGAACAGGTATTGAAGATATAGAAACAAATAAAATTATTTTAGCAAGTGGAGAATACAATTTGCGTTTTCCAAAGATGCCAGGAAGAATTATTATGGATTTATATGTAATTTTTAGAAAAGAATTTCAATTAAGTTCAAACAAATTAGATTATGTTTCATCATATTTTATTAGTGATGATATTAAAAATATTGAATATGATGAAGAAAATAAAACAACAAAAATATTTACAAAAAATTTAATGGGAATAGGTATTGGGACATTTGTTAAATTTGAAGAACTTGGTTTCAGTAATACACCTTATAAAAAAGGACAAAAATTTGAAATTATTGATATTAATTTAGAAGACAAATGGTTTAAAATTGATTCACTTGAATATATCGATTTAACATCTTCAAAATATAATTGGGGATTAGCAAAAGATGACGTATCCCCCCAAGAAATATTTTCATTAGCCAATGGTTCAGATTTTGATAGATGGACTGTTGGTAAATATTGTCTTGGTGATTGTGATAATGTTATATGGTTATTACTTAAAGTAGATATTATTACAGATAAAGTTGAAATGTCTAATTTATGTGATGTTCCATTGACATTTTTACTATTAAGAGGCCAAGGTATTAAATTACATAGTTATGTATCAAAAAAATGTGGTGAAAAAAATACTTTAATGCCTACAAATCAAAAAAAACAATCAGGCGAAGGATATGAAGGTGCTATTGTTTTTGAACCTAAAACAGGAATTTATTTAGAAGAAGCAGTTGCTTGTGTTGATTATAGTTCTTTATATCCATCATCTATTATTAGTGAAAATTTATCACATGATAGTAAAGTATGGACAAAAGAATATGATCTGGATAATAATTTAATTAAAGAATTAGGAGATAAAGATGAAAATGGTAATTTTATATATGATAATTTAGAAGACTACAAATATGTAGATATTAAATATGATACATATAAATATTTAAGAGCATCAGAAAAAGCTGCTGCTAAAAAAGTTATTGTAGGATATAAAATATGTCGATTTGCACAATTTCCAAACGGAAAGGCTATTATGCCTTCTATTCTTGAAGAATTATTAGCGGCTAGAAAATCTACTAGAAAATTAATTCCTTTAGAAAAAGATGAGTTTAAAAAAAATATTTTAGATAAAAGACAATTAAGTATTAAAGTCACTGCTAATTCTTTATATGGCCAAACAGGTGCTAAAACAAGTGCATTTAATGACGATGATGTTGCTGCTTCTACAACAGCAATTGGTAGAAAATTAGTTTTATATGCTAGAAATATTATTGAAAGTTGTTATGATAATATTGAAATTACAATGAGCGATGGTATAATATTAATAGTTACAGCCGAATGTGTATATGGAGATACTGATTCAGTATTCTTTAAATTTATAATGCATGATAAAAAAACAAAAAAAAAAATTATAAATAAACAATCTCTAATATATACTATTGAATTGGCAAAACAAGCAGGTAAATTAGCTACTAAATTTTTAAAAAATCCTCATGATTTAGAATATGAAAAAACATTTTGGCCTTATATAATATTATCAAAAAAAAGATATGTTGGTATTTTGTATGAAGAAGATCCAAATAAAGGTAAATTAAAATATATGGGTATAGTATTAAAACGACGTGATAATGCACCAATTGTAAAAGATATATATGGCGGTGTAGTTAATATTTTAATGAAAGATAAAAATATTCCAAATGCAATAATATTTCTTAATAAAGAAATTAATAATTTAATTAAAGGTAAAATTAATATAGAAAAATTATTAATTACAAAATCATTACGTGGATATTATAAAAACCCAAATCAAATAGCACACAAAGTTTTAGCTGAAAGAATGGGTATTCGTGAACCTGGAACAAAACCATCATCTGGTGATAGAATAAGTTATGCTTTTATAAAAAATGAAAATAAAAAAGCTTTACAAGGTGAAAAGATAGAAACATTATCTTATATACAAAAACATAACTTGAATTTAGATTATGGACATTATATTACAAATCAGATAATGAAACCGTTATTACAGTTATTTGCGTTAGATTTATTTAATATTCCACAATTTCAAGATAGACAGAAGGTATTGAAAGAAACTAATAATAAAAAAACATTAATATATGAAATGGAAATAGAAAAACTAAAGGAAAAATGGAGTGAACCGGATAAATTAACCAAAAAAATTGAAGAATTTAAATGTAAGGAAGTAAAAATATCATTATTTGATAAATATTTAAATGAACTCAAATAAATATATAGCGATATTTAATAATTGTTATTATTTTTTATTTTTTATTTTTATAATATAATGTATAGACACCGAAATAAAACAAGAAAATTTTATTTATCATCCAAAGTTTTAAATAATTTCTCTCGAAAATTTAATAATAATAAAAGTAATAAAGTTTTTAAAAATGTGAATACGAAGGTTAATTTTTCAAAATTAATAGAGAAATCAGATTATTTACAAAATAAAAAGAATATATTTAAAAATGTTATATCTAATATTGCAAATGTTAGTAATCAAGAGAATTCAGGTAGATGTTGGCTATTTGCGTTTACTAATATAATGAGAATGCATATGATAAAAAAATATAAATTATCCAAGGATTTTGAATTCTCTCAAAATTATCTATTTTTTTATGATAAATTAGAAAAAGCTAATCATTTTTTTAATTATATATATAAAACTAAACATATAAAATTATCCAATACTAAATTGTCAGAAGAACAAATCCGTTTAACAACGTTTTTAGATAATGTTACAAGTGACGGAGGGTCATGGAATATATTTTCTAAATTAATAGAAAAATACGGAATAGTTCCCAAAAGTGTTATGAATGATCATTTTCATAGTAAAAAATCAAAAGAATTAAATATATTTTTCAATAATTTTTTAAAAAAATCAGCATATATAATTCGAAATTC